CGACCGCTGCTTATGTCCTATCATGACCGATAGGATGGAGTCCTTCGATACCTGGATCGAAGGTACCAATATACAAGGAAGAAAAAGACCAGGTTTCGGACCCTATGGCAGACATATGATGTGTGCGGTGGTTTGGTTGTTAATAACAAACACCGATATGTTAAATGTTTTATTAAGAATGAGTCTTATGGCTCGTATAAATGTCCTCGTGCTATTTTGTCTAGAGATGATTTTTTTAAAACTGCTGTGGGTCCAATGTTTAAAACTATTGAACATTATATTTATTCATTGTTATCTGAGAATAAGAAATTTTATTTTATTAAGAATATTCCGTTTCATGAACGTGCCGCTTACTTGGAATCAATTTTTAGTGCTGAGCGTGGTTTTGTTGATAGACATTCTGAATTTTTACGGCGTTTTCTCATTACCGATTTTTCGGCATTTGAGTCGTCGTTTCGCGCTCGTATTATGGAGAATTGCGAGTTTGTGATGTATGAGTTCGTCACAAAATACTTGCCTGGCAGAGATATTTTTATGCGAAATATACAAACTTTGCTTGGGGAGAATTTTCTTATTTTTAGTTCTTATGTGGCTAAAGTTCTCTCTAAACGCATGTCAGGCGAAATGAATACTAGTTTGGGTAATGGTTTCTCAAACCTTATGTTAATTTGTTTTTGTATGTTTGAACAAGGTATTTATGATTTTGATGTTATTGTGGAAGGTGATGATAGCTTATGCTCTTATCTTGGGCCTATTCTTGATTCAAGTTTATTTGAAAAATTGGGTTTTATTATTAAATTTAAATATGTTTCATCTGCTTCTTTGGCTTCTTTTTGTGGGCAAATATTTGTTCCTACCACTCATGTGGTTATTACTGATCCTATTAAGTTTTTGCTAAATTTTCCTTGGATGTCTATTAAATATAGGCACCATTCTGATAAAGTCAAGCTTGGGCTTTATCGTGGTAAGGCACTTTGTGCTTTGTATCAGTATTCTGGTTGCCCTATTGTTCAAACTTTTGCCGTACGTGTTTTGCAGTTGACTGAAGGTTATGATGTTGTTTTGGATAAGACTATGGATTCTTATCATTTGCAATTACACGAGTATGCTTATTCTCACGACATTCAAGCTCGTCCCGTCACCCCTGCGATTCGGGAACTTATGTTTCTTTCATTTGGTATTGAGGAATCTGTGCAATTACGATTTGAAGAAGTTTATTCTCGCATGGGGTTTGATGATGTGCATAATCCATTGTTGAAATTGTATGTGCATCCTGACACTATCCATTATTTTGAACATTATGTGGTGCGAGAACGCGGGGTGCAATAAAAGCGACATGTTCAATTTACCGAATCTTGTCGATACGTCTTATTTTGACGAGGTTGCTGATGATTTAAATTGGGGTTATGATACCATGGTTAGTAATTTGGACCGTGCTGACGGCGGTCTAACTAACCCGGCAGATTATTATGCTCGTCGAGGCCTTGCTATTCTTGGCGCCCCTTTTTCAGCAATGGACCGTGTTGGTACAAATCACACTGGCAAATTACGTTCGGGTGCTGTTGTCACTTCGGTCCCGGCACCTGACAATAAAAACACGATGCGTCGAGGACGTAAATCTATGACTGCTCGTGGTGGCCGCCGCCGAAATTTTGGCCGTGGCCGTCGTTTACAACAACGTCGTGATGATATGGGTGAACTCCGCCCTGGGCCGCGTGAGCCTTCAACACGTGTGCCAATTGGAGTTCCTAAGAATGCTCCCAAACCTCCAAATTTGGCTGCCATGCGTCGAACTGGTGGCAAAATGGTTAATGGGAAGCAATTGAATTCTTTTGTTCGTTCGTTCCCACCTGTTTCTTATACTCGTAATGTTCGATCTGGTGCAAGGGTGCAATTTGAAAAAGGCCGTCTTCCAGGCTGTTTGCGTGTCCGTTTGCATTTTCGTGTAGCACAAATTGGCGTCCAGAACGTCAATAGTGGAGCTCCGGTCAAAGGGATCGTTTTTATGAATTTAGGTCCGCCAGGTTCTGGTTATTATGACCAGTTTTTGCCAATAAACCCGGCGATGACGTATTACTATCCAAATTTTGTGACTAATCTTTGTACGCTTTTTGAGACCATGTATATTAATGGTTGCGCGATTCATGTTGAACCTCGCGTTAATACAACTAATACAGCGGCTGCAGTTCTTGGGTATGTAGAAGATCCCGCATGGCCTGAATCCCATAATTTATATGATGCGAGTGGCCACACTTATATGAATGAGACTGCTGTTACATCTTTACAAAATGCCTGTACTGATGTTCTTTATCGAGGTTGTGTTGTAGGCAGTCCTGGCATGGATCGTAAAAAGAAATTTTACGTTGCCAGTCCTAATTTTTCTACACAAATTGTTTTTACTGCTGCAACCACACCAGATCTCCGGCTTTCAGTTAATGGTGGGTTTGTTATTGCCGGTGTCATTAATGGGTCGGATCCTGTGAACACTATTTACAGTGATGTTTATATGAATTTAGATTTTGAATTATGTGGGTTTACGCTTGCTATTACGTCCAATGTTACTTTGCTTCGCAAGCAGCGTGATGAGAAATCACGCCCACCCGTCACTTGTGGGGAAAGTGACGAGAAGGAGAATAAAGTCTCATTTAATGACGAATTTACGGTTATTCCCACTCCTGGGGAATCGCCGATTCGGAATCGAATTAAACGCCCTACTTCCCTTAAGGGCACTTCTTTCGGCTAATCTGCTGTAGGGTTTTGGGAATCAGGCCCTACTGCATCGCATGATTTCTCGTCGTGGAAAAACAACGACGTTAAATAAGAGGGTATGCCCTAGCTTG